ACACCAATACGAAATAAACGGACTTAGTTTAGTAGAAAGTTGGATAGTAGAGGACAAGGTACACGACAAATCTGTAAAATACGGAATGGATTTACCTTTAGGAACGTGGGTTGGAAGTGTTAAAGTAAACAACGAGCAAATCTGGAATGAGTTTGTAAAGACAGGTAAGGTAAAAGGGTTTAGCATAGAAGGTTATTTTGCTGATAAAATGGAACGCCCACAGGAAAAAATAAACGACTTTAGTAGTGATGAACTATTAAAAGAAATAGACCAATACGAAGCGGAGTATTTATTGAGTGAGATACGAGCCATCATAAAAAACGACAAGCGAGTAAAGGGTGGTAAGAAGATGGTGTTAGAAAGCTACTCGGATTATCCAAGTGGCGTAAAGAACAACGCAAAGAGAGGTTTAGAACTAAACGAAAAGGTAAACAACAAATGCGCTACACAAGTAGGCAAGGTAAGGGCGCAACAATTAGCGCAGGGTAAACCTATTAGCGTAGAAACTATAAAACGTATGTATTCCTATTTGTCAAGAGCAGAGGAATACTATGATGAAAGCGATACAACCGCTTGTGGTACAATCTCTTATTTATTATGGGGTGGTAAGGCAGGATTACGTTGGGCTGAAAGTAAATTAAACAAACTAAATAATAAATAAAATGAGCAGAGAAAAAGCACTAAAATTAATTAATGAGTATTTAGCAAAACAAGAGCCGATAAAAGTAGAATTGGCTTTAGATACTGAATTAAAAAACATTGAGCAAAAAGCACAGAGTATATTTAATGATGGTCGTAGAGATGCAGAACAAGAAGTTTTAAATGGTGCTGCTAAAATGGAACAAGCAAAGAAAAGTTTGCAAAAACTACAAAAAGACATAGATAACGCTTATGCTGATGGCAAAAGAAAGGCAAAAGATATAGGAATTGATTTAGATAGTACAACTGTAGGAAAAAATTTTAAAAGAGCATTTTCTGACGTAGAGGATTATATTATATCATCACAAACAGCAATTACTAAGCTTAGAAAATTTAGAGTGTAAATAATGCGTAAGGTAGCGGTTAAAATAGAACGCAAAAGAGTAAAGCGTAAAGGCATACACGCTAAAAGCAAAACAAGTCAATTAAAGTCAAGTAAGAACTATAAGAAACTAAATAGGGGACAGGGTTGAAACGATTAAAAAGATTTTTTACACCAAGTAGAACAAGTCCAAAAGGAGGACGTAGGGCTTGTTTATGTGAGGATAACACCTATTCTATAAAGTGTTGTGATGGTAGTTTAAGGGCGCAAGGGATAGGTAGTACAGTAAGTCCTAACTTTTTAGCACAAGAAAATAGTGATTTAATACTTCAAGAAAATAACGATAAAATTATAACATAATGGCAAACCAAAAAATAAGCGAATTAACAGAAGTAACAACTGTTACAAATGATGATGTTTTAGCTATTGTTAATGGTGGGCAAACTAAAAAAATTACTGTTTCTGATTTAGTAGCTTATAACCAATTAGGGTGGAATAGATTTGACGATACGGTTTATACTTCTTCAAATAAACTAAGTTTAGCTGATGGGGTTAAAGTTACACTGCCTAACAACGGAGGTAATACTGTAACGAGTGGCGATTATACTTTTTATGATACTGCAACTAATAAGTTTTTAGGTGTTAATACCAATGATGCTTATGTGCTAACTATTGTATTTAAGTCGTCTGCTGCAAATTCAAATAATACACATTTAGAATTTTCTTTAGAGGGTAGCGGTGATATAGAGCGAGTTAATCAGTCTATGGCATATTACAAAGGAAACGATACAACACAAAATTTTCACAGTTTATTTCAATATTATACTGATGCTGATTTTGTAGCTAATGGAGTAACACCAAAAATAACCGCAATAGGTGGTACTGCTTTAATTTGGGATATAATATTTTTTATACAAAGAACACAAAGATATATTTAAACAACTATAAATTAAAACAAAATAAGAAATTTTAAAAACGCTTTAAAGCATATTAACAAAGAAGAATTATCTACTCAAAAGGTTGAGTTAGGGGTTGTTCAAGATTTTAATAAAGTGGCTTCAAGATTAACAAGTGGTAGTAAAAACCTAAATTCAGCTGCACAAAAATTTGTTGATGATTTATCTGATTTTGGCAAATTAAGAAATAAACTTGACCAGTCTTTTGGAAGAGCGGAAGCGTTTGCAGACCAGATTGAAGAAGATGTTAAACTAATTCAAAAAATAGCTGACGAAATTGCAGAAAAATCAAAAGAACTTGGAGTACAGCCAAAAGAATTAGGTATTGATGTTAATGTTATAAAGGTTGTAGATGATATTGAAGATACGATTAGAACAATACGAAAAAACACTTCTGATGCAAAAAAAATAATAAATATCTAAAAATACAAAATTAATTTTTAACCATTATATATTAATATGAACACGAACGATATGATTAGTAAAATCAAAGAAGTTCTAAACTTATCCGAAGAGGTTAAGTTGGAACAACAAGCGTTAGAAAACGGAACTGTTTTAGAGGCAGAAGCGTTTGAAGAGGGTAACGAAGTATTTATTGTTACTGAAGATGAAAAAGTAGCTGTTCCTGTTGGTGAATACCAATTAGAGGACGGACGTATTTTAGTAGTAGCCGAAGAGGGGTTAATTGCAGAGATTAAAACCGAAGAAGCGGAAGAAGAAGAAACCGAAGAAGTAGAGGTTGAAGCTGCCGAAGAAGAAAAAGAGGTTTACGCTACTAAAGAAGAACTTGCTGAGGTTAAATCAATGCTTGAAGAAATTAAAGCAATGTTAGAGCCAAAAGAAGATTTAAGCGCAGATGAATTAGGAAACCTTGTAACAGAGGAACTTTGTAAACACGAAAAAGTGGAACTAAGCGAAGTGCCAGAGGAAGTACAAGAGGAACTTAACCAACCTGCTGCAGAGCCAATTAAGGCAAACCCAGAAACAAAACAAAACCTATCTAAATTCAATATCTCACAAAACAGAAGAATGAGTACATTGGATAGAGTAATGGCAAAATTTAATTAATAAATAAACTAATAAACAACTAAAAACTAAAATAAAATGAGTGTATCAATTACTTCAACTTATGCAGGTGAATTTAGTGGCAAGTATATCGCTGCTGCTTTGTTATCTGCTGACACATTAGACAAAGGCGGTATTACTGTAATGCCTAATGTAAAATTTAAGTCAGTACTTAAAAAGGCGTCTACTGATGCTATCGTAAAGGACGCTACTTGTGATTTTCAAACAGGACAGGGTACTTTAACACTAACTGAAAAAATCCTACAACCAGAGGAATTTCAAGTAAACCTTGACATTTGTAAAAAAGATTTGCATAGCGATTGGGAAGCTGCTCAAATGGGATATTCTGCATTTGACAACCTACCTTCAAACTTTTCTGATTTTGTATTGGCTCACGTTGCTGCAAAAGTAGCAGACCGTACAGAAAGAAACATTTGGACAGGTGATACAGGAACTTCAGGTCAATTTGATGGGTTTTCTACTTTATTAGCTGCAGATGCTGATTTACCTGCTGCTAACGAAATTGCAGGAACAACTGTAGATGCTTCAAACGTAGTTGCACAACTTGGTTTGATTGTAGATGCTATCCCTTCTGCTGTTTATGGTAAAGAAGATTTACATATTTACGTTGCACAAAACATCTATCGTGCTTATGTTCGTGCTTTAGGTGGATTTGGTGCTGCAGGTGTTGGTGCTAACGGTTATGACAATAAAGGAAACAACCAAGTACTTGGTGATTTGTTCTTTGATGGTGTTAAGTTATTTCCAACTGCTGGACTTGCTGACAACACTGCTATTGCAGCTGAAAAGTCAAACTTGTTCTTCGGTACAGGATTGTTAAACGACCTTAACGAGGTAAGAGTTATTGATATGGCTGAAACTGACGGAAGCCAAAACGTAAGAGTTGTAATGCGATTTACAAGTGGTGTACAATATGCTCAAGTAGGGGATATTGTTACTTATGGTATCACAAACTCTGCAAACTAATAATAATTAATTAATCAACGTGAAAAGGGGTGGGGAGATTTGCCCTACCCTTTTTTATTTAAAAACACTTTAAAAATATGGCTTGTTCATTAACTACAGGAAGAAAAGTACCTTGCAAATCGGCAGTAGGTGGTATTAAAACTATTTACTTTGCTGATTATGGTACTTTAGGCGATGCTACTATTGTAGCAGGGGAAATTACTGCATTAGCAGGTACGCCTGATTGGTTTCAATTTGATGTTAAAGGTAATTCATCTTTAGAAACCGCTATAAATTCTTCTCGTGAAAATGGTACTACTTTTTATGAAAGTACACTTAACCTAACTTTGACCTTTCAAGACAAAGCGACACAAGAAGAACTAAAACTAATTGCACACGCAAGACCACACATTGCTATCGAGGACTATAACGGAAACTATTTCCTTATGGGATTAGAACACGGTGCTGATGTAAATGGTGGAACTATCGTAACAGGTGCAGCTATGGGGGATTTAACAGGATATACAATTACAGCGGTTGCACAAGAAACTGCACCGCCTTATTTTGTAACATCTACTGTTATTACTGATGATGCTTCTGCAACACAAATAGACCCAACTGCATAATAAATTAGGGTTTTAAATTAAAGGGTTATCTTTTTAGGTAGCCCTTTTTTTATACACATACAATACAAAATAATTTAGTTTTGTTTATATATTAATATGAAGCTAATAACTACAAGTGGTAATAAAACCTTTAAGATAATACCAAGACAATATATTGAGGGTGCAATTACTGTAAATTTAACAAGTGAAAGCACAGGCGCAAATGTAAGTGTAACACCAACTGCAACTACTGATAAAAACTATATGAGTTTTGATGCGGTTTTTGGAACACTAACAGAGGGCGATTTTTACATATTAGAAGTTAAAAACGGAAGTGCAGTAATATACAAAGACAAAGTATTTTGCACCGACCAAACAATAAACCAAACTAACAATGATTACTACTCTATTAATAAAGATGAGTATGTACAAGAGGATAGTTTTGATAATGATTATATTATATTATGAACGATTTAAGAGTAGTTAATTTAAGTACATATACAAGCCCAGAGATTGTAGAAAAATCAAATAAGGAGTGGGTGGCGTATGGTACTGATAACAATTATTTTAGTTATCTAATAGACCGCTATAATGGTAGTCCTACAAACAATGCTATTATAAATGGTATTAGTGAAATGATTTACGGCAAAGGTTTAAGTGCTTTAGACAGCAACAGAAAGCCAGAGGCGTATGCTAAAATGATGACTTTATTTCACAAGGATTGTGTGCGTAAATTGTGCTATGACCTTAAACTTATGGGGCAATGCTCGATGCAGGTTATATACTCAAAAGACCGCAAGACTGTGGCACGAGTAGAACATATCCCTGTAGAGAATTTAAGAGCCGAAAAATGCAACGATAAGGGCGAAATAGAAGCGTATTACTACTCTGATGATTGGACTAAAGTAAAGAACGTAAAGGACTGCACAAGAATACCTGCTTTTGGTTACTCAAAAGAAGCTATTGAGATTGTGTATGTAAAGCCATACAGAGCAGGGTATAAATATTATTCAAGTCCTGATTATCAAGGTGGGTTGCAATATGCGGAGTTAGAGGAAGAAATATCTAACTATCACTTAAATAACATACTTAATGGACTTGCACCAAGTATGCTTATCAACTTCAACAATGGCACACCGAACGCAGAGGAACGCCAAATGTTAGAAAATAGAATATATCAAAAATTTAGCGGAAGTAGTAATGCTGGAAAATTTATACTCGCCTTTAATGACAACCCAGAAAGCGCAGCAACTATTGAGCCAATACAATTAAGCGACGCTCATAACCAATACCAATTCTTAAGTGATGAGAGTGGTAAAAAGATTATGGTAGCACACAGGGTTGTAAGTCCTATGTTATTAGGTATTAAAGACAGTAGCGGTTTGGGGAACAATGCTGATGAATTAAAGACTGCAAGTATTCTAATGGATAACACCGTTATAAGACCATTTCAGACACTTTTAATAGATGCCTTTGATAGTATATTAGCTTATAATAATATTAGCTTAAAACTATATTTTAAGACGTTACAACCTTTAGAGTTTACGGACTTAGAAAACGTAGTAGACCAAGAAACACGAGAGGAAGAAACAGGTGTAAAACTTAGTCAAGAATTACCAGACGAATTAGGTAGCGATATTGCAGATGCTTTAATAGACTTAGGACAAGACGAAGAAGAACTACTAAAAGAGTTTGAGGTAATAGACGAAAGAGAGGTAAACTATGACGAAGAAGAGGGTTTAGATGAGGTAATAACAGACCTTAACCAACCT